CTGGTTTTAAAGAATTTTCTATTATGCGTAATGCCTGTGCACCCCAAGTAGCGGGACTTGAATTTCCAAACCAACTGAATGAATCAGAACTATCACTCATGGTTTGAGCAAAGGCCTGTATCTCTTCAACAGTTTCTAAATTTTTGGCACTACTGAAATATCGTGATAGTGCACTTGTTATTGATGCCATATGTTTATATTATTTCAAAGTTATTTGGTGGATATTGACCTAACTGTTTCATATACATTTCACCTATACAGTTTTCACAGATACAGAATTCAGCCTTCTCTTTATCAGATTTAGGAAATAGCTTATTATACTTAAACTTAAACACAGTGGCTTGATTATCTTTTTCACCACATTTTGCACAGATCTTATTATTCATATTATGGTTCCATGTAAAGTTGATAACTATTAGCTACTAACATTTTTTTACGTTCATTAGTAATCTGTTCATCTGTTCTAACAGCAAATCCGTAATCCCAATCCGTAAGACCAGCTGGTAAATTAGTAGTATGCGTTGCTACCAGAACACCATTTATATAAAACTTAGCAGAAGTAGCAGCTATATATTCAATTACATAAGAATTGTATTGAGTAAGAGTTGATCCTTGAGTAACATCTGTAGTTGTTTGATTAGTACCATTAGCATTTGAAGCATAAAGCACTTCATCAACAAGAAAAAATCCAATATGTCTATCTGTTAATGCAGAGGTGGTTGGTAAATCTGGAGTACCTAAATTGGTTCTATTACCAATACCAAACCAAGCTGAAGCATCTGTCATAGTAGTGTCTGTAAACCAGTTTATGTGTGCAGCAACATAAGTTGATTCATCAAAACCATAACTATCATTTCCATATTGTGAATTAAAAGCTGGACCATTACTATGTAAAACTGCACAAGTGTCTGTTTGATATGCACCAGTTCTTAAAATACTTTCCATTGGATTTCTAATAACAGCACAATCTGCATCAAGTACAACTGTCATTCCATCACCCGAAGTACCCTGAAAATACTCATCTTTATAAGATTGAATCATTGTTGTTCCAAAAATCTGACCGTCTTCATATACCCTAAAAGGTGCAACAGCACGGTTAGCAAATGAATCACCTGCCCAGAACCTAACGTCATTACCAGCAGTAACAGTTGATGCCATTCCCATCGAATTAGCGGCATCTCTTAAATAATCTGCTCCAATAGACCAACCACCTATAGTTCCAAGGGTTGATGTTATTGCACCAGTCGTTGGATTAAGCTGAAATTGAATAGTATTAGCAGCATCATAACCACGCAATGAAGTAGCATCCATCTTAATACCAGCAGTAGCACCAGCCGCTGTCTGAATAGTTCCACCTGTTATAGTACCAGCAGTAATAGTTCCTAGATCAGCAGCAATAGCCGACAACTGAGCCACGCTCAATTTACCAGCAATAATAGATGCAGCAGCAATATTCGTTCCGTCAAAGTTGTGTGTACCTGCACCACCCATCATCAAATAAGAAGCTTCACTAGTTCCGTTCTGTGCAGTAGCAATTAAAATCTTTCCTGTTCCAGATGTAAAAGAACCAGACACCTGGAATAAAGTTGTCGAAACAGCAATGTCTAAATAAATATAAGTAAAAGCAGCCATGTTTCCAGTATTGGCACCAGTGATATTGTAGGTAGATCCGTTCATTAAAGTTAGCGTTCCACTAGCCCAAGCGACAGTATCTAAATCTGTTACAGAAAAAGCACCACTATAAGTCCAGTCTTGAATAGCAATCTCAGATCCTGCCTGAAGGCTTGATAGCACTGGACCATTGATTGTCAGTGTAGTTGCATCCCAATGAACATAGCTGCCAGCAGGATTACCTGTTCTAAATTCATAGTCAGCACCATCTTTACCTATGAAGATACCTATTCCGGTTAAAGGAGCTGATGCTGCACCAAACAACATCTTCTCATTAGTACCATCTATGGTCACATTCCCTGCTGACAATGTAGTCGCATTGATTGTCCAACCGCCTATTGTTCCAGATGTTGCTGTAATAGCACCTGTAATTACTGCATCAGATGCTGTAAAAGTACCAGCCGCAGTTAACGAAGTATTATTGCCTATCCATGAAACATTAGTACCATCATAAGTGAATCCTTCACCAGCACCACCGCTACCCACATAAAATCTTGGCACACCAGCATTGAAGTCTAATTGTATTCCTTCATTTCCAAATGTACCATCATTAACCCAAATTATTTTATTTGTAGAGTCTAATTCTATTTCTCCGGTAACCGCTATTGTAGTAGCGCCGAGCGTCCAACCACCGATAGTTCCACTAACTGCTGTAAGTACACCGGCCTTAGACACACGAAAAGGAGCTGAACCATAAGTAGCATGCCCAATAGCCAACCTGTATGTCCCATCGGCGGCATCTATAGTAACAATGTCATTACCCGTTCCAGCGGTTATTTTAGTATTGCCAGCATCTAATGTAATATTTCCCGATGATAAGGTGGTGGCAGCAATAGTCCATCCACCAATAGTTCCTGAGGTTGCGGTAATAGATCCAGTAATAGCTAGTGCTGATCCATCCCATGTCATGTTGTTACCAGCGGCATCTCCTAAAAACAATTTGTAAGCATCAACATCCCAACCAAGCCACACACCAGATCCAACACCATATGCATTTGTACCACCACTAAGATATCCAGTTGGGCTTAATTGCCAGTTATCCACCGTAGTGACAGGAACATTACTCACAGCATCATGTGTGTGAGTATCAACATTATCGATTGCCGTAGCATCGACTTCACTGAATCCTGGTACTGGTTCGCCCCAATCTGACATATTAAGTAGGTCTTTTTTGAATAAAGTTAAGTGTTGATTCTGATATAGCCACCCTTTCACCTGTAGTGGTTCCATCACGTAGTTCTATTTTGAATTGAATCTTCTTTCCGACTATATCAGTCAACCAGAAGTCTTTGTCGGTTGCGTTAGCATCATCTGTTACATTAACTGTACTTAACTCAGTCCACCTTTCAGCAATAAACTTAGTTTCTGCATTAACAGGTGTAGCACTAAAGTTTCTATCCACAGTAACCCTGGTAGCCGTTAAAGTTATGATTCGTCTAATATCACCAGAAGAAGGACCGCCTGTTACAGTAATTTCATCGCCAACTATGAGTGTCGCCGTGGAAGCGACATCAACATAAGCGGCACCACCTCCAGTAGCAGCATATTCAGCACCACTGTTTAAACGTCTTGTCGTATCATCTAGACGATACTTGACTGTGACTTCATTTGTCCCTGAAGCAGGGAACTCCCTAAAGTTAAGGTATAATTTTCTAAAATGTTTGTTTGCAAATACGTTTCCTTCTATCCATTGAGAAGTCCAATAGGCAGATTCGGTATACTTACTTCCACCAGATTCATCAACGAGTGTTGCATCAGCAGCTCCTGTGTTAGCATCATTACCACCCATGAATAGAGTAACCCCATTGCTATATAGAGAATAAGCATGTGCGGATGTATTGATAGCCCCTGTATGAATAGGGAACTGAAAATATAATGCACCCATGTCTGGTTCGTATCGCCACACGCCTGGCATAACCCTGTCCTTAGGGTGTGTGACTGTATTAACGGCGATCATAAGCCCACCACCAAATTCACATAACCCACTAGGTCTAACAGTTACTGACTCACCACCCTCTACATCAACATCAGAAATCTTTGAGACTTCTTTTAGGTTAGCACCGTCATAATAATGCAAATTGGCAGCCTTTCCGGCCACTACCCATAAAATGTTACTCCATGTAAAAAGCGCATCTATGGCTACGGCCTTAACAACTACCTCACGGTTATAAGTGCTAGAAGTTCCATCCCAGAAGAAAATACGTGCATCATCACCAGCAGGCGCAGCAGTTCCTATAGCAAGGTAGTCTCCTATAATAGCCATTGACTTACACACATATCCTAACGGAAGTGTAAGATCCGCTGCTACCCACGAGGTTCCATCCCATGTTCCAACACTGCGTCCATGACCAACCATTAACTTACCAAGAAATTTAGCCATTGGATGATATGAAGCTGAAGTAAGTCCAGACTGCCAGTTATCAGTAAATCCAGGAACACCACCAGGGGTTGTTACCCTTCCAACCGTGGTATTAGCAGCCCAAAAAAGCTCATCATCAAATTCTATGAGCCCTTGTCCTGCCCCAGCTTGTGCATCAGCATGTGGCCAGGTAGCATCAACTACCCATCCAGTACCAGCGTCCTTCTTCCAGATATCACCACCTGAGTCTATGGCAAACATGTCACCGTCTACTTCTTCAAACCAGTAGGCTGCTTCAGTGAATGTACCAACAGTAGTGTTACTAATACTACGAGCTAAAGAATCAGATACAGTTAAATAATTGGGTAAAGCATGGACATCTAATCCAACTGAAAAATACTGACCACCTGGTTTAAGGTTAGTATCATCAATACCCCCTGTCCATGAATTTATTTGAGAGAATTGTAGATCAGCCATATTAGTTGAAGAATTGATTACTAATCTCATCATTATAAAACATATTCGTAGACTGAAGTTCACGAGTAGTAGTAAATCTTTGTGATCCTTTGTCAAATCTTTCCATGTCCTTACGCATACGATCCACAAAATCATTGTACTTCTGTTCCATTGCTGCTGCTTCATTGTAATCCTCACGGAGATAAAGACCTCTAGATAACCCAAAATAAACAACAGCCTCGAGATACTTAAGCGGTACAAAAGGAATCGCAGAGGCTGCTGACATCGTTACCGAATCACGGTAATACTTTAATTGTGCTTCATATCCAGCATCTGCAGTTGGATATAAAATAAGCTTATCATCATAGACTGTATAAACAGATGGAACTCCAGTATCATCTGGGTCTGGATCCATGATATCTAAGGTCTCAGGTGGAACATACCTAAGCTTACGGTTCTGTGATGAAATTCTTAGACTCAATGTTCCACGAACATCTGTTCCCCAACTACTTAACTCAAGTTCACGATCACCAGCTATCAGATCACTAACACCTGAAGTTTGTAGCCACGGGGCACGTGGAAAGGTGGTATGGATATCTTGCATTGCAAGGTTAATCCAATTTAGGTAACGATCAGCTCGATTAGCTGATGTTTTAGTTTCGTTTAGACGTAATGCAATTTCTTCTTGTAAACCATTATTAGATGAAATTAAAGACATAGTAGGTATCTTAATACTAAGACTTCCCTACTATGATTACGGAAGTTACTTTATTTTTATTCTATCAGATTCCGCAAGAATTAGCTATTATAATAGCGTTTGTCACCCTTGTTTTCTTTAAAATCGGCTACTACTTGTTTATAAACTTTCAACCAATTCTTAGCATTTTTCTCGACACTGAACTGTTTTATCACTGTTTTCTTAGCATTTTTGCCAATTTTCTTACGTTTTTCTTCGTTTTCTATTAAGTCATCAATTGCGTCAAACCACTCATGTTTCTCCTGTACCAAAATACCAGTTACATTATTTTCTATTTCTTTGTAAGCAGGAACGTTAGAAGCAATGGTAGCTGTTTCATTCATTGAATATTCCAACCAACGAAGATTAGACTTAGCACGATTGAACAAATTATCACATGCAGGGGCTAATCCTATATCCAACCCGAGTGAAGCCAAACCCTTAGGCCAGTTCTTAAATGTCCACCAGTCGTGTCTAACAACACGCTTAGCTAGATCTTTTGGAAGGTTATCTAGGAAACAGTTCATATACATGGCCATACAGTGAAATACCACGTTCTCATGTTTCTTTAGTATTTCCACGATAACATCATCAATGAACTGTAGGTTCTCAAGGTGAGCCGCTGACCCTAACCAACCTATATGGATCTTGCCATCAGGCTTAGGACGTTTAACTTTCTCCCTAAATTCAATATCAAGACTATTAGGCAAAACATAAGTGGCTTTATCCTTCTCGTGGATTTCCTTTAAGTTGTCAGTAGACACGGTAATAGCATCCACCTTTTCCACAACCTTCTTACCCCAAGCGGTAGCCTCAGAACCAGGGTGATAACCTTGATAGCCTGGATTATGCGGCCTAACACCTTCTATGTTGTCATCTGTATCTAATATGACAGGTAAGTTAAATAGTTCTCCAATACCACAGAACGTAGCTATATACTGAAGCTGGTCATGCCGTTGCATAACAATAAGATCAGCCCAATGACCAATTTCAGTTAGTTGTTCAATGGAAGGAAACTTAATCTTTTCACTTTCTTGTGTCCACCTCCATTCAGAAGTCATTATATTAGCTAAACCCTGTTTCTTTAATTGTCTTGCAGGTGAATGTATACGGTACCAACCCACACCTGAATTATCACCGTATAGATAAATATTTAGTTTCTTCATACTGCCCAAGTGATTAATTGTCTAATGTTAGCTTTAGCTCCTGGTAGTGGTACTTCCCTAGTTACATTCCAAGGCTTTTCCATAAAGTCCTTGATATCTATTTCATCCCTCAATAAACGAATCCAACCACTCCATTCATTTTGGTTGCGATATACACCACAAGGAACAAACATCCAAGCAGCTTCATTCTGAACACCACCCGAATCAGTTATGACCCTTCTAGCGTTGGAAATCAAACTTAAATTATCCTTATAAGAAGCAGGTGAAATAACATCAAAGTTGTCAGGTACCCTTACCTTAAGGGCTTTCAATTGCTTAGCAGTATTTGGATGAAGTGGAAAGATAAACTTTTCATCTATTTCTTCTAAAGTATCAAACAATGTTTGTAGTCTCACGGCTGAAGTTATATTCTCCTGACGATGTAAAGAAACATAAGAATATGTATGATATGCTTTTTTCTTTATAGGACACATAGATGTAAGCGTATCGAACATAACGTTTCCTATCACATATACGTCATCTTTGATACCTTCCTTTGCTAGGTTTGACCTGGCTTTATCATCTGGAGCAAATAGATACTTACTTAAATGATCTACTAAGATACGATTCCGTTCTTCAGGTACACCATTGTTGAAACATCTTACACCTGCTTCGACATGACCAATAGGTATGCCAAGCTCAGAAGCAGCAATAGCACCAGCCACAGTAGATCTACAGTCACCATAAACAAGAACAAGATCAGGTTGTTCTTTTTTTAGTATGGCAGTTATCTTTGAAATCATTGATCCAAGTGTTTTACTACCACACTCGTAGTCTGGTTTAGGCATCTTGAGATCCTGGAAGAACACGTCTTTCATGCACTCATCATAGTGCTGCCCAGTCCATATGATTTTTTGTGGAAGATCCTTGTCGATCTTCATGATTTGTGGCCTTGTGCCGATGATTGACATTATCATAATTCAAAGTCCATTGGATTAAAATTAGCATTATAGTCTTTCTTCATGATGTCCTTGACTATCCGTAAACCAGCGTGACGCTTACCTGCCTTTTCATAGCGTTCAGAAGCAGATCCCTGACTCCGTACATACTCATAAGTAGCTACATCACTGAATCCATACTTACATCCACTAAAGTACCAGTCTAGGTGCATCATCCAATCTGACACATATTTGGTTTCAGGTCTAAGTGGTAACTTGATTCCTACTTCCCTCTTAAAGATTGGCACACCGTTAATAGTCTGGTTCTTAAGTAGCTCACGTTTAGTAGTACGTTCAGCTTTTCTGTAGCCCCTGACAATCACGTTACGCTCATAGTCCCATAGATTAGTATAAAGGGAATGAACAAAGACATCAGTATCAGGTTTCTTTTCAAAGAATTTCTTAGCCCGTTCAAGTCTATCTGGAAGGGATAGGTCATCGGCCCCCTGTAATACAATATATTTTCCAGTAGATTCTTCGATTCCTTTCTGTATCGCAGCTGATACACCTTGATGTTTTTGAGTATAAAGAAAGGCTTGCTCATCAAACATGCTAATCTTATGTTCTGGATCTGAACCATCATCAACAATAGTCAACTCCCAGTCCTCACAAGTCTGGGTATAAATCGAAGAGATAGCATTGCCTACAACCTTAGAATGATTGTAGTAAGGAATGATTACTGAGAATAGCGGTTGGCTCATATAAGTTCTTTTAGTGCAGTTAATGAAGGTTCACGATCTAGATATTCTTTAGCTGATTCAGCCAGTGTCTTCTGAGCTTTTTCTTCCCATAGTTCAGGATAGTCTTGATTCCACCAAGGCCCGGAAGCATGATATACCTTTAAATCCTTATAGATTGCTGTGGATAAGTTTAGCTTCCACATAGCCTTTCCATAAGAACCGTCTATGGCAAAGAACTTATCTGTTCCACCCTGAGTGAATCCACCAGCTAACTTATAAATGAATCTATGGGTAATTGCACACCAGCCTCCATAAGTAGTCCCCATAATAAAGTTGCGGTTATTCGGACTTGTAGCAGTTGGTTGTAAATCAGAGCTGTTAAACTCCTTTATCTTGTCTGTCCATAAAGCCCCATTGGTTTTATCGTCTTGAACCACATTGGTAGTAAGCATCCCCCAAACCCTGTGAGGAAATGGAGCATCCCAATAAGCCTCAATTAAATCAGCTAACCAGTTATCAGGGAATTCAATAACATCATCGTCCATGAATACTATGTGCTCACCATTGGTTTGTTCAGCCATCAAGGAGTAGACCTTGCATCCTAGATTTTCCTTTCCGTAGTGGACTTTAACATTAGGGTTTTCCTTTTCAATCTTTCTAAGATAATTGTGGAACTTCTTACCAGATCCATTGTCCCAGATAAATAGTTCGTAATCATCTATACCTGGATTCTTAACTAAAGATTCGTAGCACTGCTTAAACATATCTAATCGTTTATAAGTAGCCACTAGAATACTAGCCTTATGCGTGAAGTCACATTCATTAACTTTTAAAGTTGCCATACAGGAAATCTAATAATCTTTTGTTATACTCATTAGCTAAATCTACTCCCATCTCAAGATCCATCTTACTTCTTCTTTGCAAAGACTTTGCTACTTCTAACGGATCTCGGAAACAACAGATATAGTTAGGATTCTTTAGATGAGGATGAAACAACTTGATTGTCAACGTGGTTCGTGGATCTTTCCAGCCCCACTTTTTAGATTCATGCTTCTTAATCAACTTCTTTATATCCTTAGTGAACTTCTTACCAGCCTTTAAGATATCTTCTTCGGGTGGTGGCTGAAACCAACTTCCACCTGCTGCCTCTAAGATATAATGGTTTAGATCAACAAACTCAGGATTCTCCCAGTAGCCCCACTTATTAAATTCATTAGCAGTTGAGTCATCAGCACCTATTTCAACGCCACATTCAGAAATTCCCCGAGCAGCTAATGATGTAGCTGACCTATGCATTCCTAATACTACAAAGGCTTTAGAGCTCACAGAGATACATGGTCTTATCACTTAGCTTCTTCTTCTTAATTACCTTAAAGTGTTTCTTATAGTCATGATCATGACAGTGTCCTACAGACTCGAAGCCTTCTGGTTCAATAAGTAGTATCTTCTTACCAACCTTTTTAAGTGCCTCTACTGCTTTGGGAAAGTCTTCCTCGATAATATGCTCAAGACAAGTATATGAGAATATCAGATCATACTTTGGTTTACTCAATATCGGTTTTAAGTCTTCAACCCTCATTGTCTTAAATTCAGACTCAGGGAATCGCTTCTTAGCAATCTTTACCAACTTGTCTGAAATATCTATACCAGTATAATCTTTTCCAATAAACATTGGTGTAAAACGACCATTACCACAGCCAATATCTAATACAGACTTAAACTCAAGTTTGTTTATCCAGTTTTTGATAAGGTTCTTGTCTGTTATAGGTAATGAATAGTTAAGATCAGCTAGTTCGCTCCATGAGTCAGCCCTACGTTCCCAATACTCCTTGGGATCATATTCTTTTAGCTTGTTGATTTTCTTTTTGAATTTACTGTGGGCTAAGGCACACATCCAAGATTTTGACCCACGAACATTAAGACCAAGCCTTTTCATTTTCTTGAGTTCAGCAGCCACCAGTTCAGGTGTTGGCTTCTCGATGTGTGTAGCATGTTTAATTGGCACACTAGCTAGAACATTACGACCGGCTGTAAGGAATTCTAACGCTGTAATAGGTAGACCATCGTGGATAGTTAATCTCATCAATGCACTACACTCACCAATAAACTTCTGCATATCTGTGATATAGCCAGCATACTCAATATTCTTATCTTTACCCTGTCTACCCTGATTACCAAAGAAAACAAATTCAATGTCAGGACACAATTCAGCAATCTTTTCACACATATCAGGACGATAGAAATTCTCATTAACATGCGGCATATAAACCGCAACCTTAAACTTGTTTGGTAATGGTGTTGGTTTAAATAGCTTGATTGGTGGCAAAGGAATAACCCTAGCATCAACCCCTAGCTCCTTGAGTTCTTTCTTAGTAAATTCTGCTTCACACAAATGATGATCAACGTTCTTTTTAAAGTAATCTAATAAGATATGTCGTGACTGAAGATCCATCTGCTGCATTTGCCAGATATCAGATCCGACCCAATGAATAACCTTGGTTCCCCTACAGTTCTGAAATACTTGTGCACACTCGTCAGCAAACTGTGGATAAAACCCTATAAGATAAATCATCTCATAGTTGTGCGGTTTAAACGAAGGCATTTCTTTAAAGTCTGCTCCTAGAATATAAGCCAATCGTTTAGCATGGAACTTAGCACCTAAAGAAGTAACACATGTAGTTCGTTCTTCGATTTTGTGTTTCTTTTTAATCTCACTAAGACGTTGTAGCCAGTTCTTAGAACTATCGTGACTTAATCCACCTGGATGTGGATATTCTGTCTCAAAGAAGATGTCTTTAACGAAGATACCCTTTCCACCACTTTTAACTACAGACAACCACAGATCCCAATCCTGTAAAGACTTAATCTTAGGATCCCAACCACCAATCTCATCAAACTTCTTCTTAGTGAGCGGAAAGCTTCCATCAATATAGTTAGTAGTATCAAGAAAGTACGGATCAAAATTATCAGACATATAATCAAAGCCCTGTTGTCCACCAAACCTGTCATCTGGTAATGGATAGTATCTATTTCTTTCAATAAATTCAGTAATAGAAATCTTTTCTTTCTTAGCAAACTTCTCAAGTTCTTTCTTAGTATAGATCTCATTTAAGAAACGATAGCCACCGTATAGGAAATCATAGTCTGGATGTTCTTCGAGATGTTTCATCCAAATGCGTACAACACCTGGTAATAGATAACCATCAGCAGGTAAGAATGACAAATACTTACCTTTCGCTAACTTAGCAGCATCATTACGTGCAATGCAGGCTCCCTGATTCTTCTTAGAATATATAGCACTGACACCACGTTTCATGCTTTTATACTTAGCAACAATCTTTTTAACAGCCTTAGCGGATTCTTCACAACCATCAACACTAAGAATGACTTCGATCTCAGGATAGTCCTGATCTAAGATACTTTCTACTGCCTTAGTTACGGTATCCCCATCATGATAGACAGGCATACAGAAACTAATCAAAGGTAGTTCTTCTTTTTTCATACTATTCTTTATATTTAAGAGTAATCGCTGGGTTTCCAATAACGAAAGCGTTGGCTTTCACTATCTTGTTAACTAATGCACCAGCTGCCACTGATGAGTTCTCACAGATAGTAACACCGCACAGGATTGTGGCATTTGCCCCTATGGTAGCACCACGCCTCACTAAAGTAATTTGATAGTCTTCTTCATCATCAAGTGGCTTGCGTTTATTCATAAACGTAACCCCAGGACCTACATAAACCCCGTCTTCTATAATGACACCTTTATAGACGTTCACACTGTTCTGAATACGTACATTGTCCCCAATGTTAACACCCTCATCAATATAACAACCCTCACCAATCATACAGTTCTTACCGATCTTTACGTTCTCCCTAATGTGAGTGTTGTGCCAGATCTTGGTATTCTCACCAATTTGGACTGGTTCGTCAATTACCGTGGTTTCGTGAGCTGAAACCTGCATCTTGACCCAATCCTTTTGAAATTTATTCTTTACCATATGTCATTTCATGAATGAAGTTAATAGTCGGCTTAGCATCTCCAATTCTAGTTCCAACCCCTAATAAGCAGCTCTCGTAAACTTTGCGATGTAATGACTCCATGTCACCTGTTAAGTTAATCTTCTCACCATTAATATTTAAAGTTCTATATTGACAGTCTTTGCCTGCAAGAAGGTTTATCTCCCAATCAACAGTCGCGTTTTCAAATTCAATAGTTCCATTAGCCCTTCTAACGCTGCGTTCTACCTCATAGCTCTTGGGATATCCAAAGAACCATATAAGCATATCAAAGTAATGCACCCCTATATTAAACAGGATTCCACCAGACTGATCCTCAGTACCTTTCCAACCCTTCCAATAAAACTCACCACGATGCATGTGAAGTTTAAGGTTCACAGACTTATGATCTGGATTACGCAGTAACTCAGCTTTAAGATCAGCCAGCCTTTTAGATTCCCTTAACTGATGGACGAAGTAAACTGTTTTTCCTGTCTGTAACTCAACATCCTTTAGTTTCTGTAGATCATTAATGTCTATCACACACGGCTTCTCACAGATCACATCCTTACCAGCCATCATTGCTTCCGCCGTTTGTTCAAAATGGAATCTATTAGGTGTGCAAATAACAATAATATCAATCTTGTAAAAATCAGTTGATTGGAGCATTTTATAAAAGTCATCGAAGAATTGAATGTCACCATCCAGCTTGTTAATCTTTTCTTTATCTGTATCACAAACCATTTTTACTACGCCGCCCGTGGCTTTAATAGCTGCTACGTGCCGGTCAAATATAAACCCAGCACCAACTATCGCATAATTAACTGCTTGCTCTCTACTATCTTTTGACATATAAAATCAATTTCTACGTTTGTTAAGTCAACATAAAATGGCAGGCTCACGATATGATCACCAAACCAATTAGTATTTTTTAATCTACGTGTGTACTTTTTAAATGCAGGCATCTGGTGTAGTGGTTGGAAGTGGACACTGCATTGAATTTCACTATCTTTCATAAATTGCATGAATTTCTCACGATCCTTCACAAAGACATAGTACAGATGTAGCCCGGAGCGTTTTAATCCAAGATTCTCATTGTAACGATCTATACAACGCTGCTTCTCTTCGTTCATATAATCCATCTTCTTCAGTTGCTCAATGCCAATAACAGCCTGTAGATCAGTCATGTTCTTCTTCCAACCAGCAAACTCAACTGTATATCCCCATCTAGCCACTGTGGTGCTTAGGCCTTCGTCCCATTCCTTCTTGTGCATTCCATGTAATCTAGCCTTTTTAAGCCACTTATAAGCTTCTTCACTATTGGTACAGATCATTCCACCCTTACCTGTAGTCATGTTCTTCGTAGGATGAAAGCTAAAGCACATCAAGTCACCACAAAAGCAATCACGTTCAATAAGATGAGCTGAATCAACCACACGCCACTTGCTAAGACTGTCCCAGGTTGTCTTGTTACCTGCTAATTGAACATCAACATATGTAGTAAACAGATCTAAATACCTAGCAAAGTCTTCTAGCTTCATGCATAGGTCTTCGCCTACATCTATAAAGAACGGTTCAGCACCAGCATGTATGATGGTTGTAGCAGACGCAGCAAAGGTTAAAGAAGGTACAGCTATCTTATGACCCTCTCTAAAACCATCTTTTTCTTTAACAAACATTAAGGAAAGAAACAGTGCAGACGTTCCGCTATCAACAGATACTGCATAGTTAGAACCTATATACTCAGCAAACTGTTCCTCAAATTCTTCACACTTCTTTCCTAAGGTTATCCAACCAGAATCAATACAGTCACAGACTGCCTTCTTTTCTTCTTCACCTATGTACATTTTGTGAAATGGGATCATAAATAGTGTGGGGACTTAAGGTGCCCCACTGACCTACTCATTACGAATCTTGGCGATGATCGCTGTGGTATCTAGACCAGATGAGGCGGTTATACGAGAACGTTTAACCATTTTTACACCCATCTCATCACACAATTTCTGTTCTTTAACAAAATCAGAGTCTCCACTTACGATCAACACGTCAGGTTTCAACATCTTCAACAGCTTCGGAACAGGATAGTCGGGATCACCGAAAAGGCACACAACCCTGTCTACGATTTCCAAGGAAGCCACCATTGCCACCCTGTCCTTCTCAGGGATTATCGGCCTATTAGACCCCTTCTTAGCCTTTACACGAGCATCTGAATCTATATTGACGATCAACTGATCACCAAACAACTTAGCATCTTCCATTGCCAGGATATGACCCATATGAAGTAGGTCAAGTGCACCGCCAAATAGAACTTTTATAGGAGTCTCAGGATCCATATCGTACATTACATCTCCTTAGCTACTTGTTTTACGAAATTAGTAACAAAGCAATCTAATAAATCAGTGTTCTGAACTACACAGTGTCCACCTATAGCACCAGGTATCGGGGATAACACTGGTCGGCAGTAATGCTCCTGGGCAGTCTTTCTGTATCCATCGTTATAAGTCATGTTATGTAATGTATAGACCTCATCAAAATTTAGATCATGCTCATCACACAGCTCCTTGATCTTCTTACAAAGGATAATAAACCATCCGTATTGGGTTGTTTCAAGTATCTTGCCCATCTCAGCAGCTTCAGGTGAAGACAGAATAAATGTTTTAATACCAGCCTTCTTAAATTCTTCTGACACAACCTCAACGGTTTCTTTATTAACACCACCAAGAAACTTAACAAAGATTTCTATTCCTTTAGATAGATCCGGATGCTTACCCCTAACTGGTGAAGAAACGTAGTCAGAACCAAGCTGCCTATTAGTACCAACTGGAACAGTGCCATGGATAACCACAAAAGTAGCATTGTATTTGGTCTTGTAGTCCTCAACGATTGTTTTAAAGTTGTCTGAAAAAGGAATACAGATATGTAAAAAATCATATGCTGCCTTTAAAGCATCTGTACAATTAATATCCCTAATATCTACTTCATGAGCCCTAGCTAAGACTTTCTGAAGCCCTTGGCCTATTTCACCAGCTCCGATGACTAAGTGTGTCATAAGTTTGAGTTATACCAAATTATGTAATTATATAAATCATTTTCAAAATTAAAAGAAGGATCAAATCCAAGATCCTTCGCCTTTGTCATATCTGCACACAAACGCTGTACTTCACCTGGTCGTGGTTCTACATGAATGATCGGTGATTTAGTCTTAGTAAGTCTTTTAATGGTACTTGCGAGATCCAAGATTCTGACAGTTTTCCCACTCCCAACGTTAAGGGTGGTTCCAGCTCCGAGCTCCCGTGAACAGAAGTCATATGCAAGTACGGCGTTATTAACATGCATGTAATCACGTTCTTGCTGTCCATCACCAAAAATATACAAGGGGCTTCCTTCAAGAGCTGCTTTCGTAAACTTAGCAATAACAGATCCATAGGAACTGTCGTTTTGCCACTCTCCAAATGTGTTGAAATTTCTGAGGATAACAACGTCAAGTCCAAAGGTATCTGCATAAGCTTTACATAGTCTATCACCGGCTGTTTTAGAGGCAGCATAGGGTGATTGTCCGTCTAATTGATGGGTTTCAGGCATGAAATCTACCTGTGAAGTGCCATAGACCTCACTAGAAGAAGCAAAGACAAGTTTTTTCTTGAACTTCTTGCATGCCTCAAGGATATTCAGGGTTCCATTAACATTGATATCTACTGTCTCCTGTGGAAACTCAATAGATCTATCCACATGTATCTGTGCTGCTAGATGAAAAACAATATCCGCCCATTCTACATAAGGCTCAATTTCATCGTAATACCGAATATCAGCATATGAAGCCTCAGAAGGGGCGGAACAGGGATGAAAAAAGTTGTCAATCGACTTGACCTCATAATCATCCTTTCCTTTATAAAATTGTTCAAGATGCCAACCAATAAAGCCGGCGCCGCCCGTTATTAGAACACGGGTCATATTTTATGTTTTTACTTGGTTCTAGTTAGAACAACCTGGGGAACAGAAGCGTAAATCGCCTTTGGCTATATAGCCTGATGGTAAAATTATACCACATTTAGCACACACATTAGTGTTGATAACTTCTTCATTTTTTGACTTCTTTGTCTTTTTTGGAGCTTTCTTCTTTGGAGGCATAAGTTTTCTCTAGATTAATAATCTCAGTATAAGCACCTTGTAGTTGCAGTAGTTCTTGTTTCTTAATTTCCAACGCTTTCTCCGTGTCTACTGCTTCTTGTTTCTTCTGAACAAATTCTTGTTCAAGTTCGGACTTTCTTTCTTTTAAATCCATATTATTTTGTTATTAGTTAGTTGAAGCACCAACTGTTAATGTTTGTGATGTTTTAATCACATAATCACCACGTAAACTTGAATAAGAAATCTCATCAGCAGCATCCAGGTCTGCCACAAAGTATCTTCCCTCAGTAACCGCAGTATCAGTAAAAGGATTAGTACCAGTAAGACCAGAAGCGGGTAAATCAGTTCCATTCATTGAGAAGTTAAACACACCCAGGAATGATCTAGTAATACGCACCCTGTACCAGGTATTGATAGTAATGTAACTAGCGGATGTACTGTATAGGGTTGTGGCAGAACCATTTACTGTCTTACCGATAAGAAACTTTTCTACACCGTCAAACTTCACATAGTAACCATCCTGACCGGCTGCACCAATATTTCCTGTTTCAGTAGCAATAAACTGTACAAACGAAGTATTAGCATCAGCACCCTTGTATAACCAGAACGTCCAGGTTCCATAAGCAGCTTCTACGGGACTTCTGCTGGCCAAGATCTCAGAATAAGCCGTACCAGCAGCTATATTCTTTAATGTCTTCACTGTATCAGACTTAATCGTATTATTGGATATTTTCCATGTACCAGAACCACGATTAAATATACTGTTCTCAATTTGACCACTGGTAACATTGGCTACACTTTCATTCACTCCCCAATCAGTTTTAAAAGGTATACCCTTAGACCCTAGATCAAACAGGAACTGTCTTTCTGTCTCAGTAATAATTTTCTTAAAGAGTGTAGGATAAGCCAACTCACCTTCAAATGGTTCGGCAGCCGCATAGGACTGCTGACCTATATGGAAGTCTGAAACGTTATTTAACGTAAGGTTAATCGCTGAGATATCAGTAGCAGAACCAGCAACATCATCAACAAAAGCACGTGCTAAACCTGACCTGTCAAACTGTGCAACTACAAAGTGCCATAAACCATCATTAATAGCGTTAGTGTTAAGAACCGTTTCATCTGAAATACTCGTAGTACCATCACCTATTCCACCTATCACCTGTCCAGTTGCTGACATTCCAACTGTATATCCAATACCACCAGCCCCAAAGTCTGCACCACGTTTATCTATTATCCTCATAATAGAACCTGCTTGGGTGGTTTTAACCCAGAAGGACAAACTAAAATCATTGGTTCCTACCTCAACATCAGCGGCATCTGGAACATTAACAATGTTATTAACAGCACCAGGAAAATACATCGAATCCCCAATAATGGCACGATTATAAGATGGTGCACCAACAACAATTCCGTCATTACCACCCACCACATCAGTAACAATGTTATTAATTGGTTTCATATTCCAAGAAGTTATTGCACCAAAGTTTACAGGAACAGCTGCATCAGTAGTAATCTTACTATAAGCTTTCTGTGGCCAGACAGTTGCATTAATTTCAGCTGTAACTTGTGCTACTTCGGTTTCAGTCAATTCAGAATTGAACATCATAGCAGCACCAATATCACCCCACCATTTACGGTTGTTGTTTTGATTGTCCCCAATGTAAACACTGTTATTGTCTTGTGAGATATTTCCAGTAATTCCAGTTTCTTCAGCATCTATTTTGCCATCAAGATAAATCTTTCTTTCTCCTGATGTTGGGCTGTAACTAGCAGCTAATACATACGTTTTACCAACAACAAGCGTTGATGCACTTAAGGTTGCTGTATCACTTACACCAACATTGAAGAAGGTAAATCTTCCAGAATTCTCGAAATAAAAACGCCAGGAATTAACCTTATCCATCATTCGTGGCGTATTACCACCACCAGCATGTGTAAAAGATTCTGCCCTAATTAAAGCAACAACTGTAAGTGCGCTTGGTGAATCTATATCAGCAGTAATTACCTGATCGTTGGCACCATCGAATCGTAAACCATTCCTAGAAAAGGCTGGTGCAGCCGTTGCCGTTCCGTCATTACCGTCTCCACTAAAATCTTTCATGGTCCTAGTCCTAAAGTCCCAATATGCAACACATTCTCCAGAGGTTATCTTTTGCTCAATAATAGACATATCTAAATAATATTTATTTGTTTGAATTCCCTAGCAGCTAAGTCAGCTATCTGTAGTGGTGTAAGTGCATAATCCCAGACTTTAGCCCTAGCAATATTACCTATAATATTAGCTCCAGGTGTTAGATCACCAAACCTTCCAATACTAAATCTATTCGGAGTAAAGAAAGCAACATTACCTACATTTGTAGCATCAAGAGTTCCATTAATGTAAATTCTTCTATCAGTAGCTCCAGCAAAAACAGCAACAGCATGAATCCAATTTCCATGATCTGCTGGAGTAGCACCAGCTGCTTGCCAACCACCACCATTTCTCATAGCTATAGCAGCATTTTCATTAATATCAAGGTAAATAGACATGTTTCTAAGGGAACTACTGGTATCTCCTAAATCCATTACACATGCTAAACCAGTGCTAGTGGTTGTAAACATGATAGACATGCTGAATGGGAAATCTGAGATCCCAAGACTTGTTGTTAATTGGAAGAAATCATTACCATCAATATAATAACCAGTCATGTCAGTGTTCTTTTTAGGTATTGTTGCAACAATTAGAGTTCCCATAGCAACATGATACCCATTCCCAGATCTGTCTAGTGACTGAAGATTATCTATATCATGGTGTTCCATATCAAGTGGCCAGTCACCCCTCATGTTATTTCTATAATCTAACCAGTTACCATTCGAATAGTCTTCGCTTTCTTCATCAGACAGCTGCACTTTAAAAAACTTTACATCTAGGATTGTTCCATCGAATGGACCACTGCCATCAAACTTAGCACCTACATATAATTCTGTTGGTGCTACCTTGGCCCATGCAGTGGCATCAGCATCAAGAATCTTCGTTCCATTAAGCCAAGCTGACGTATCACCCGATGTTGATGAGATAACCAAGATGTTTTCAACATCAGCATTCCAATACGCACCATAAGCTGCACTAGCAATATCAGCGATAGTAGTTCCACCAAATACGACAGATAACACATTACTAGATGCATTGTTTTGTTTTACAACCCTATACCTAGCACCGTTCGTTGTATCAATAAGGTTACGCTGTGCATTAGCATCAAAAGCAAAGTCAGGGATAAATTTAAAAACCACTGATAAATCATCAGCACTCAACTCAGTTCCTTCTAGAGCATATTCGAGGTAATCACTTGTTCCATCTAAACTAGCGCCAAAATTTATAGCTGGATCTCCTTGCAATCTTCCACCGTTCTCTCGAACTTCCTGAGCATTAACAAAGTTCTCAGCAAATATAAGATTTCTTTTGCGTTCTGCTGGTAGTGAGTTCTTAATTATCAACGACATATTTATTTCTCAATAACTTCTTCAACTTCTTCAATCGGATGCCACTCAGCATCAACATCTTTAAGACACTCAAGAATGGTGTCATTAGTATAATATTCAGACCTACCTTCATAGTAGACCTGAACTTCTTTGATGAGTTCATCGTAATAGAATCCTTCATCAGGTACATCTAGGCCTTTAATGTAAGTCTTAATCGCTGTTTTCTTTTGTGAAGTCACCTCACTAGTTTCACTTACAGGAGCTAACTGTCCTTCTGGGTATAGTTTCATAGATTTAGATTGATGTTAATTTCCAGTGATACTGTACTCCGTTGGTAGCATCGGAAGTAACTGACTTAATACGAACTGTTTTAACATGAAGATCATCGAAGTCAACAATTCCAGAAGTATCTACAAAACTAGCAGCTCCTGAGGCATTAGTAGCTAACTCAAATCCAGCAGGTGTAATGTCAATCCAGTCTGTACTATCATCAATCTTGGCTTCAATGGTTGCTGTAACACCACCAGTTAATTCAAAGTGAATACTAACATTGTTAAAGTTACCCATAGCCCTTCCTGTAGAAGAAGGATAGTAGTTTGTAGCTGCAGCTACGTTTGTAGAATCTATCAGTTCTTCCTCAACATAATGTTCATCTAAAGGATCTGTTTCTTCACTTCGATCAGACTGTGATCCATATGTGTGGCTTCTAGGAATCATTTCACCATATAGACTCAAAGCTGGTCGTACACCGTCATCTTCGGCTACAGCAGCACGCTGTGAGTCACGAGCTTCACCCATAGTCATCAGGCCAACAGTTCCACCTGTGGCAGCGGCAATAGCAGCATCATCGGCAATTACAGGAGTTGCAGAACCATCCTCATTTGTAGGCATTACGTAAGTAATACCAGTTAAAGATGCTGCTGTTCTAACAGCATCACCTTCAGCATTAACATTGTTTGGTAATGCAGAACCATCGAAGTCTTTAGCTTCTAGGGTTTGCATCATTCCAACCACACCCAAACCAGTACCAATAGCGGTATCGTGGGTAATTATTGGAGTTGAGGAACCATCTTCATTAACGATTGTATTGAAAATGACACCACTTAATGTGGCCTTTGGACGAACTACATCACCTTCGGCACCAACTGCTCCAGGTAAGGCTGATCCGTCAAAGTCAGCTGAACGCCATGCAACTTGTAAAGGATTCCCACTAATGGCTGCATCCTCTGCGACTGGGCCTTCAACGTCTAAATCGATAGATTCTGCTGTTATGCCTACATTCAATACATTGCTTGTAGAATCATAACATGCTAGCAGAACCTGTTCGAAAGTTAAATTAGTAGACATATTTTTTTCTTATTTACCAGCCTGGACCCACCACCCAGGTTGGCAAATAAGCCAACCCTACAATTAAGTAGACTGTAAAATTAGTGACTGCATGCCTGAAGGATCATCCCAAAGGTTTGCACCTACGTTACATCCAGCTGCTGTTCCAGCTGAAGTAGCAGAAGCGCCAGTAACCTGATCTTCTGAACCTGTCCACAAAATAATTCCACGCTCTGTGTCAAGAATACGAGATGTGAAGTTTGCCTTCCAACCGTATGTATCGTACTGAGCCAAAGGATCTTCCTTTGTAGGACCTGTTACTGTAAAGGTCTGGACACCACCATCAAGTTCGGTAGCACCATAGAAGCCCTTACCAAAGATAACTGTTCCGTATCCAAGTGCTGATGCACCATATTGACCAGCGGTTGCTTCAGAAATCGCAAGTGCGTTTGAACAACCACGAGTAATAGGAGCGTCAGTTGTCTCAACGAATCGACAACCGTGAATACGTCCAATTTCACCTCGATAAAGGAATTCAGGAGTAGTGTACTGATGCCAGTTCTGCCATGTGCTGTCTCCTTGCAAGTCTTCTGCCACGTTAGGGTGAATAATACCAATGTAGTTTTCACCGTCGACAGTTGGTACGTTAAGCGAACGAAGCTTGAATACCATCTTTCGAATGTCAGAAACTGCGATAATATCCTGTCCAGTAGGTGTTCCACCTGCTGAACGGATAAGAGCTGTAGAAGCAGAAATGTCAATACGACTTCCAGATGTCTTAACTGCGTTTAATGCTGAACCACCAAGGTTGGCAGTCAAGTTAGCATTCATAACCAAAGATTCCATGATATAACGATCGATTGTCTCAGCTGCTTGAACTGCTAGACGTTCGGTTGCCATCTTCATGGTGTCTGTAATTGAGGCCAATTGAACTAGGTCTGTCTCTAGAACGAATCCACCAAGCTGTTCAACCTTAGCAGAAACTTTATATGAAGAAAGCACATTCGAAGAAGGACGTGCACCTTCAGTAAGCTTCTGTCCAAGTGACAGTCGGTAAGGACGGTTCCAAATAACAGTACGACCTTCATTCAAAGGAATTGGCTTCTTTTCAGCAAACTGGAAAAAACGCAAAGAAGGGTCTAATACTTCAAGCAATAGACGATCATAATAATCCTTGATAGTGTTCGTCAACGTTGTTGTTGTTGTATTTGTAGCTGAACCCATATCATCTATTACTTAGTAATTAAATTTCCATTACATGATGAATGGTATTCTTCCTTACTATCCGTGTGGAAGTTGTTTTTCTATTTCTGACAGCGGAGTGTTAGGATCTGCGATCATATCACTCAAGCTCTTTACCTTGCTTTCACTAGGTGAAGGACTTTCGGGTCTTGAGGCTACCTTGTCTTTCAAGTTGCCAAGGGCTTCGTCCCGACCTGCCTGCCTGGATGTAGTTTCCAGGTCATCGAATTTACAAACCTTGTATGCAGTTTCCCAAGAAGCATTTGGGTTATCTTTTACATAATCTGCCATCTGCTTTGCGTAATCCTTGGCATCTTCACGAGCACCAAAGAGTTCACGGAGTTCCATTTTCTCTTCGATGTTCTTGATCTTAGCTTCAAGTGATTCACGGGCTGCGTCTTCCGTCACATCAGACGGACGGGCTTTCTCAAGTTCTGCCTTAGACATTGAGGTTTGTGATAGTTTGGATTCAAGTTCCTTATAGGATCTCGCCATGTCTTCTGGAGATTTGAATCCTTTCTTATTGGCCAATTCCTCGAAGGATTGTCCAGTGTTGGCTGCGTCCTGGCCTTCGGAAGCAGGGACTGATTCTGCTTCTCTTTGCGTAGGGACATCGGATGACTTGTCCTGTGCGTACACCTCAGGTGTAGGTGTAGTCGGCGCAGGGGCCTCGATAGACTTGTCTACTTCAGTCATAGGTTTAGTTGTTAAGGTTTTTAGCCCTCAATACTCACCACAGTATGATGAAAACTGAGGGCTAAATTAATTATCGTAATCGGTCATCAGTTTCGATCCATGAGGTGTTGACGTGACTTTTTAAACTGTCACTTCCAACCTTCTCACTAGGTGAACTGATCTGTTCTTCTGAAGAAGTACCAGGGTTAGTTAGTTTCATCATTGAAACTTTGCCTACACCTTCTGAGGCGTGGGTATGGCTAAACTGTGGCTGTGACTCCTTAGTGTTAATTGGAACCCGTTGCATCCCTTTCATCGGAGCATTGGATTGTGGGATTTGATCAGACATATTACTTAGATGGTGCGGATGAATAATTGGTACTGACTTTGCTAGTAGCAGATTCAGTAGACTGCTTTGGGAAGGTTGTTTGCTTTCCTTCACCATCGGAACTTCCATGACGGCCTGTGAACTTAATAGTTTTACTACTTTGTTCAACAACCTCATCTTTTGATTGGATAAACTTTAGGTCAATAGACATATTATGCTTTTGTTAATCTTAAAGCGACTTGATGGGAGTCTTGATGGGATCTACCGTTCTTCATTTCGGCCTTCATCACACGAGCATGCTCATTGCCAAAGCGATCCCGATGTTCTTCGACAATGTCTGCTTCTTTCTTGGTTAGTATCTTTGGCATATAATTTAAATTCATTAAGTAGTAAATCAATAAAGTGTATCTTTCCACGGTTCTCATCGTTGTCTTCATAAATCAACATGCTTACCGCACCTTCCCTTTCATTTGCTATCCATTTACTAAATACCTTCCAACCAGCGGAGTTTTCATTCATGTCTTTAATTACATCTTTTTCTTCCTGTGTCATATTATTCTTCCCACAGTTCACGTTGCTCACCGCACTCTACACATTTGACCTTTACTCCAAAGCTAGGACCATCACCCATAGCACGTATCTTAATCCAGAAGTGTTCACCAGGTAGACAACCTATATTAGGATTTCTGTGTGAAACTCCATGTGGACACATAAAGTTGATAGCTCTAGGAAACTTTGAAAAGTCAATGTCACAATCACAATTTGCCATATATTATTTTAATAATGATTTAGCCTTGTTAGCAATCTCCTTGTTTCCTGCAATACTTGTTTTCTTTTCTTCTATGTCTAGCTTACGATCCTGTTGCTGTGCATTCTTAGCTTCTGTACCTGCTAGACGTTGTTCTTCAATGAGCTTCTCTTGGATCTTTGCTTCTTCTAATGCAAGCTTGCGGTCTTCAGGGAAGATACCCTTCATCAACATACGTGTATCTTCACGGAGAATAGGATCAGCACTTTCAGGTTTAGCACCCATTATTACAGCGATATCATCTGACTCTAAGGAATTTAGATCACCCTTTAGGTTAACACTGATACGCTTAGATGGTTCTTCAGGTGGCTTAGGAGCAGGTGGTGGTGTGTCCATTAATTCTTCAATGTTCTTGCGATCCATGGATTCTAGTAATGTTCGTGTATTTACTTGCTGATTAATCATTGGATTCTGAGCAAGGATCTGATAAAGGTTGATAGCTTCCTGTCGACTAACAATTTTGTTCATCTGTGTTTCCATTGCCACATCGATATCCATCCTACCTGAGATATTGTCCTTGGTAATCTCCTTGAACTCCATACCCTTTTCACCTTCAAGACGTACAACCTGTTTCTTATCCATCCACTTCTGATCAAAGGCGAGTACCAAAGCGAACGTGGCACGTACAGCGTCTGCAAAGTTAGCTATCTCCTTGTCAAAGATTACGTTACCTGATTCCTGTACTGCTAAAATAGTAGCAACTGCTTCACCTTGGAGGCTTCCTAGTTCCCCTGTAGCAATGTCAGGGACTCCCATAGCCTTCTGAAGGTCACGTTTAATGATTTCTTCCTCATTATAAGCAGACTGTGTTACATCTGGAGTATTCAATGCTTCTATCTGACCAGGTACGTTAGGTCGGATAATACCTCCAGGCCTTCTAATAAGATCATTCTCATCTACACCAGCTGTCTTAGGAACTACCCACATCCTATCAATGACCATTGTTACGTTATCCATTCTTTGGTTACGTGTATCATTCAATTCTTCCTGAAGCTTAACTGCCATCTCAATAGAGGACATAGCATAGAACTCATGAGGAACGTTGATATCCTGCATGTGTACAAACGGTCTAGGATTAGGGAAGTCAGCTAGTAATTCGACGTAGGGGTTTTCTTCCAAGCGGATAACACGTGTCTGATCAGCTATTGTAATCAAAAACTCCCGAGGTTCACCCTTCTCATCAGGATCAAATAAGCCCCAGAATTCTAGTAGTTCTACTTTTTTAGACTGTTGCGGTCGTTTAGATATCCCTGTAGAAGAAAGACGTGCGTTCTTACGAGATGAACCAGCAATCCTTGACTTGGAGCCTTCTACTAGATCGTCAGTATTAAAATATCTAGGGTCTTTTTCTAATTCTTCCTTAGTTCTATAGATACGATGGATCTCCCAACTTGTCTGATGTCTATTAACTACGTCAGGATCAAAGAAGTAATCTAAAGGATCTACTGATTCTACATCAGGGTAGTCCATTTCACTTTCACTACGTACCTTCCATGAAACCTTAGCAAAGGAATTCCCATAAATAAGTGCATCCTTACACATATCTGAGAACACTTTCTTATATCCATAGATGCGTTCCTGGTAATCCAGTAGCATTTCTGCTGCTTCTGCTGCACCTACATCATCTTCTGCTTGTGGTTTAGCTGCTACTCCACGGTAACTTCTAGTAATACGTGCATGTTTTGCTTCGATGTTAGCAAAGATTTCAGGTACAAAAAGATTCGCCCTACCCGAATAGCTTTTAGTATCCTGTACTCCACGATAAAGCTTGCGGTACTTGACGAATTCCTCAAAGTGCCTGTTCTGAAAGTTTTCTGAGACCTTAAACGACTGCTTGACATGATCTAGTGCACGATCCTGAACACCAACATCCTTTGTATAATTCTTAGCCATAGTAAAAAAGATTAAGTATCTTCCCTACTATAGTTTCGGAAGTTAATAGCCAGTTACTGAACTACGTTCAATCTGGATTGTTTGTCTTCGTTTTGTTGTATTCATTGTAGCATGATAACTGACAACAAAGCAACGTAATGCGTCTAAACCATGATCATCTACCTTAACTGGTTGATCTTTAAGCGGAACATCCTCACGTTTAGGCAGTTCAGCCCAATGATAATGTTCGAATTCATTGATTAAATTCTTACAGTTCTTGGTTATATAAAGCTTAGGGAGGTTGTGCCAACCCGGATCTTTTTTAAGCAGACCTTGTATCTTATGAATACCTGAGGCTACCCAAGATTCACCTTTAGCTACGTCCCTTAAGGCAGGTGTGATGTATAAACCGTGCTGTGCGTAGTCTAACATCTCCTGTGCACCTGATGGATCACCAAATGTATTCTGTACTACTAATTCAGTATGACGGTTAACTATGATACCTGTGTGGTACTCTAAGGTCTTTTCAGTCTCGAAGTATTCATCAAAGACTATGATCTGTCCATCGTTATCGACACTTATCCACAGGCAGACTGTGGGATTTCTAGCACCAAAGTCCATCGCCCTCCAGATCTGAGCACCTGGTTCAGGTTGATAATCTTCCCAAACATGTAAGTGTCTATCAAATTCCTTATAGACTAACCCTGAGAACTTCCTGAACTCACCTAGGAACTCCTGAGCAAACAAGTCTTCATCCATTTCCCTACCAGCTTCTTTTACTTCATCTGGGTCAATGTAAGGATTAGCTACTGTGGGGAAGCTAAATGATTCATAGTTTACTTCTTCTTCGTTCTGTCCTTTCTTATAAAGGTGATAAAAATGATTAAACCCCTTAGGTGTTCCAATAAATGTAGCCCAACCCTTTCTGTCTGCAAGCATGGGACGTACTACTGATTCAAAGACTCTTGGTTTTATATCAGCGTACTCATCTAAAACGATACCGTCTAAAGCGGTACCACGTAAGCTGTCTTCATTGTCTGAACCCTTAATTTCAATCCTTGAACCATTACCAATAACAACGTATAGGTCTGATTCATTGATCTTGTGTACTAACTCCCTAGGTAGATCACGTACTTGTTTCATCAACATCTGCCAGGCAATCATCTTTGCCTGGGTGTAGGTAGGTGCAACGTACCACCAGAGGCCACCTTTGGTCGTCAGTGCGTCCATAAGCAGTTCATTGATAGCCATTGTCGTCTTTCCACTTCTACGACCACACACAACAATTTTGTACCTAGCCTTCGAATCAATTATCTTCTGCTGCATTGGGTGTGGATTGTATAGACTTACTATCTGCTTCGGTAATTCCCCTTGTGATGACATATTCTTTTAGTTCTAAGGCATGATCATGTAGATCTGCCATTATCTTACTACCAAGATCTTTCATTAAGGCTTCTGATCCGCTCATTAGCTTAAATAAATAGATGTCTTTGGCAGCAAAAACACCTGAGTCAATTCTTTTCTTTAGTTCAGCGTAAACAGTTGGATCATTCCAAACATCAAATGCCCATGTAGCATTCTGACGTTCTTGATAAGCAGACTTGCGTCCACCACCTTTGTTACCTATTTGACCGGGCATAAAATAGTTTAGACTATTATCTACCCTAAGTTTAGCATATCCTACTCCAAAGTTATAGTTATCTCCCTTCCCCTCATCTGCATTAGTTCTATTACTTGATCTGGGGATAAGTATAGATCTAACTTAAGACGTACTGCGTCACCCTCGCCGCCGCCCAAATTAATTGCTGACTGTAAGTCAGGTATTGCTGCTATTGTTTGCATATTAGATGTTTAGTTTATCTTTTTGAAAGTGTATAACTTTAACCCATTTAGGAGTTATCTTTAATTTGGCTGGTAATCCATCCAAGTGCATTATACCATCTATCATTTCATAAACAGCCTGCTTAGGTGGATGATTATACTTTTTCTTTCCTCCCAGTTGTACTTCATAACCACATAGTTCACATGTAGCTATTGTTAAACCTTCAATATTTTCAAACGTCCAGTAGTTTTCTAAACAGTTAGTACAGTTATACATAGAAGTCTTTCTGATATTCAGAAGTGGTAGCGTTACTATTACGCTAACAAATCCTTTTAAGGACAATTCTAAACCAGGACTACTCAAGTAAATAGCGCTATTCTGGTTATTTGTAGGAAAGACTATTTGTACATTATAGTCTTACTTGATGTCTTTCTCGACTTCACCCTTGGATTCATCCCTCAGGGCTCGGGTCGGACTGGATTCTGTACCATGTTGTTTTACGTGCCATGGTTCCACCCAGCAAGGCGTTACTACACGTTCGCTAATGTGCAAAGTTTGCTCTGAACACTAGAGATACTTCATTAAAATATATATCATCAAGAATGCACTCAGTACCACGTTAATCAGACACACTGCTGTAAATAGACTAAGATAAGCTAAAAAGGTAAGAAAAAAAGACAGTTGTGGCCGTCGTAACTTGAATTCATTAAGCTTTTGTCGTAACATGTATATGTGTTTAATAGCACACTTATGATACCACCTATATTTGTTGGTGTCAAAATACAGTATGAATACCCAAAACCCCCTTATTTCCTCCAAGGGGGTTTTGGTTATCCACAGGTTACTTGACAAGGTTGGTAGGTTAAGTTATAATATAACCATGATACTTAAACAATCTTATGCCAACACGAACAATAAAGGTAGCGTTCGTCTGTGAGGACTGTGGGGCAGCAGATAAAGAACACTATTCAAAGAACCGTTGTAGAAACTGTTATCGCAAAATGGTTTATAACAAGAGTAAATCCTATGAAAGCAACACTAAGACAAAGAGCCTATATCTGTGACATATTAAACAAGAAGCACAGCTATGGTGAAGGCAAGGTGAACTGGGATCAGCTGTGTGACTTAGATGCAGACACTGCTGGGGAAGTTATCCACAACCTACTAAGTCCATTAAGTGAACAAATGGCGTTAAGCCAGCTTAAACATCTAAAGGTTATATGAAAAAGATCTGTGAAGACTGTGGGGATACGCTCACAGAAGAAGAAAAGAAATTAGAAGAACCACTATGTACACGATGTGGTTATAAAAAGTACAAATAATATGTACACATATAAAATAGTCGTATCAAACGACACTACGGGAGAAGAAATCTACCGTAACTCAACAAGTATCGCTGAGGTTGCAGTCAAGTGTATCTTCTCAGCAGAAGCACTAATTAAAGACCATACCGTTAATGATGCTATCTATAATGACACCCTGGATGACCTAGACCACGATTGTCATATGTCAGCAATGGATGGTTGTCCTACTTGTTATAAACTAAATGAAAACTATGGCTAATTGTAAACACGGCGAGATGACCTATCGTGAAGGGGTCAGTAAAACATCAGGTAAAGCATGGAAAGGTTACTTTTGTCCTACCCCTAAAGGAACACAAGATCAGTGTCCACCGGAGTGGATTCGTGACGGCAGCTCACCAGAAAAGAAGTTTGAAGCCTCACTGGATAAGATGAATGCAGGTGATACACAGAAGATCATTACCCGTACCGCTATTGCCAAGTCTTTCATTGAAGGTGGTGTGAAATCTTTAACACCAGAACAAATAATAGAAATGGAGCTATGGGTAAAGTGGTGTTCCGAAGGTAAGGTAGATGCTCCTGTAACTAATGAAGCTCCAAGCCCCACTGTGGATGATTTCAGTCAGTATGATGTATAATATGTATAGTGAGTGGTTTAAACGTAGATTAAAATCACGGAGGAAAGTATTTGTTGGAACTATCCTATTCGTTTTCACAATATTTATTGCTTACATTCTGATAATGTCCAAACTGTTTTTCTCCATTTGATTTATGTCTGCTGAGGAATTAGTTAGTCTTGGGTAAGACCATTCCCTTAGGGGTACAATGACAAGCCCATCTTTAAAACGGTTCTTCGGCGGCATTTCCTGGTAGCTTTCGGGTCTTCCCACAGACTTGAAGGCTGCCGTGAAATGACCTGGTTTATAACTATAAATACAATTATATTCTTAATATGGTTTTCGTTGGTATTCCTTTCAGTAAGAAAAGGTAACGACGATATAGTTAAGATTGCCTTAGTTGGTTCATGTGTACACGGTGCATACATGATGATGATTTTCTTCATGGTCTACATGAACTGGGGCTTTGCATGCCTACTTGATTCTTCCCTATCCCTTTAGGGACTACCGTTCCCAAGTTTTTAACCTTTTCTTGGGAGGGGTGGGGAGTAATCAAATGTGTAAAATTATCTTATTTTAAGAACTATATTAGTATGACCACCAAAGAAGTAAAAACACTACTAGATAAAAACAATATCCCCTGGGAGTTGTTTGAAGTCTGGATGACAGGCCAAACGGTTGGAATTGATGAACATGGGGACGCAGACTGGTTTGAGTATGATGTAAATCGTTTTATTAAAGGCCATTCACCAATGAGCCACGGATAACTATATTAGTATGAAATATTATAATGAAAATATTAAATGTAAAAAATGTGGAAATAATTCTATTTCTACTAAGTATAATCAAGAAAAATCTATAACTGGTATTTTAATGGATGATATTTTTCGTAAGTGTGAGCGTTGTGGTTACTTTTGGTTTGAAAGTCCACTTGATAGAAAAGAAGAAGAACTTTAATAAGTATATTAGTATGAAATACACCAAAGCAACACTATCTACTAGAGATGAACTCGATTGGCATATAAATGGTTGCGACTTCTTAATGAATGATTATGGTGTTTGTGATTGTAAAAAGAAACTCCGCACCAAACTCGAAGAAGCCTACCAGGCTGGAAATGTCCCGATGGGAGTGAGCAACTGGATGAATCATGGGAAACAATACGGCTACGATACTTTCTTTCTAGACAAACAAAAACAAGAAATCAAAGAGAAAATAATAGAAAAATCTACTTTTGAGGGCGGCGTTTCGTCTAATGGCTGGTATCAGATTTATAAAGATGATTTGGATTTAATAATGTAATTGATAACCTCTAACCTGCCAATATAATTAACTAAGAAAATAATATGCCAAAAATAGAAATCTCAGAGGAAACTCTGGAAAAGATTAAAGACCAATTAGGAGAAGATTATAAACCAGTAGAGCTTGATGCTCTGGATGACCTTATCGGTCAAAAGTGGTTCTTTCGTACCGTTACTTATCACATGGTAGGTAAAGTTAAAAAGCGTTTAGGTAATTTCTTAGTAATGGAAGACGCTACCTGGGTAGCAGATTCTAAACGATTCAATGATTGCATTAAGAATGGATTTTCAAGTGAAGCAGAACTAGAACCAGTAGGAGAAGCACTTATCAATCTTGATTCTGTTGTTGATGCTTTCCCTTTTAAGCATAAACTCCCAACCAAACAACAATAATATGAATTTTGCTCAACTAAAATCTAATGAGTGGTCTAGGTCTTGGTCTAGGTCTAGGTCTAGGTCTGGGTCTAGGTCTAGGTCTTGGTCTTGGTCTTGGTCTTGGTCTGGGTCTAGGTCTGGGTCTAGGTCTGGGTCTAGCTAACCTCTAACCTGCCAGGGTTGAAGGCCACGCAAAAATGTGGATGCAGGGTTGGATCGTTACCAACCTCAATATAAGGGTCGCAAGTCCAAGGTCGCTACCAGGTAACGCCTGGAGTAATAAGACCCTAAAATACGCTGGTAGGTTAGAGGTTAGTTATTTCCTAGGTGCGGTGTGTGTAGAAGGGAAACACTTCGGGCATAGTAAAATTCGGGGCTATGCCCGACGTATACAAAGGCTAGAAAGTCCTTTTGGAAGGTTGTGCCCGCAACATTTCTATCCATTAAAGACCTGCAAGGTGACCATATCCAAGACGTTGGAGAAAGAACTCCTTGTCCGCACCTAATAGATAATTAACCCGTGACAATTTGTCACACTTTGAATAGTTAGTATGTATATTGAAAACAACAACTTCTCACTTGATGACTTCTGGTATGGTATAGAAAAGCATAGAGATACAGGTAATGAAGAATATTCAAAACAAGAGATAGCCCAAATTATTTGTGATCATCTTGGAGTGTTTCTTGAAGCTTAACCCCCAAACACTATGCCTAAACCATCAGAACGTATTGAGGAGATTAAAAACGACCTAAAAAACAAATTGTCAAAAAAAACTGGAATTCCGCTTATACCTGGTGATTTTTGTAACGACCAAGCCATCATTCAGTTCCTCGATGAGCAATATAAAGAATCTAATGAATAGTATGACAGACAGCCATCGTAAAAGAATCAAATCATTTGGTATCTCTAAGATAACCATTGAAGAAGATGGCTGGGCTTGGATAACTTCACGAGACGGAAAGCATGAAAGTGGTTTAGGTGATATAAATATAGATGTTGAAATAATTGATAAACGAATAATCTAATGAATAGTATATGAGAGTACACAAATATAGAGCTTGGGATAAGGCGAACAAGCGGATGTATCAAAATAAGTTTTTGTCTCACTTTTTTAGAGTAATTGGTGAATGGGATTTTGAACCTGAACTAATGCAATTCACAGGCCTACTCGATAAGAACGGTAAAGAGATTTATGAGGGGGATGTTGTAAAGTTTAATTTTGAAGGATACGCTAAAGAGTCTGTTGAACGGCTCTATGACACTACTATTGAAAAGATTATAAATTCTAGCAGTAGAGTTTATTGGTGTGATGGAGGCTGGTGGGCAATAGAATTATGGATTGGGGGGTCAGCTGGAATACAACATACTTTTGGTAACAATCATATCAACGATACAAATATTGAAATCATCGGTAACATTTACTCTAACCCTGAGCTTATCCAATCTAATGAATAGTATGAACAAAGAAATCAACAAAGAAAGCATCAAAGAAATCAGAAAAATAATCATGGAATATGAAGCTCATGACAGAGAAGCTTTTAACACCAGAACAGAAATGTTTAGATTGATGATGGAAATGGCAGATAAGTTAGATGAGTTGCTTGATTAAAGTTTACCAACCCCTTCCCCACCTTTAACCAATCTAAAGACTAACCCCCTCCAATCTCTCCATAAACTTAAATGAACAGAGTTCAACCGTTATAGGGTCGCTTTCCCTTGTCTTCGGTGTTTGTGGGGAGTTTGAAGGGTGGTATAATGTAGTTAGGTTCTTTGCCTCTCTTTTGAGACAGTGCTACAGAGTCAATGGTCATTCTTAATAGGCAGTACCCCTGTGGTGGCTAAATCTGCTGAATGCCTGTCTCATAGAGACCTCTCCAGAAATGGAGAAACCATAACAGCAACGTTATTGGTATGACTTCTCTCAGGTGGAAGGTAGAATTTATCACTTCGGTGGTACCTTCCGTACAGCTTTTCACCTGCTGAGAGGCGAAGGACTTAAAAGGAGGTAACATGACACCATTAGTTCTGCGTTGCGACTCGTGTAAGAAAATTTGGGGCTGTGAGTTCGAAGAAGAACATCAGTGCTTCTCCTGTTTGTTCAAGGAAACCAACGAATGCTACGGTCTTCAGCCGATGATGCTCATCATGCAAACGTGTCCTTTCTGTAAGCTAGAAAACAAAATAGAACGAAGAAGGGGCAAAAATGTGTAAGGTTCTATTCTACTGTGTGTTCTGGCCAGTAATCCTGGCTGACAAGCTGATGGTTCGCCGTCTACAAAGACAGTATGCCAGGGAAAATAAGCATCCCAGGGCTTGCGGTTAGGCAGTTTTTCACTGGGGTTTCTGCTTAAAAAACCTCAGACCATTTTATGAAAAGAAAAGACAAAAACAAATTAGACAAGTTGGCCTCAGAGAAATGTAAGGACAATGCAGGATGGAAGTGTGAAGTATGTGGCAAGACTAAAGACCAGGTTCAGCTTCACTGTCATCATGTAATAGGTCGTAGACACTTTTCTCTTAGATGGCATTTAGATAACCTGACGTGTTTGTGCGCCTCACACCACACACTAGGATTACGTTCTGCACACGAACATCCAATATGGTTTAGAAAAGAAATGATAGGTATAAGGGGTCAGGACTGGTTAGATGAAATAGAAAAAAGATCCCAGACCATATGGAAGGGGACCTTTCAACAAGTAAAAGATTATCTTGACGATATAAAAGGGGACTATTGAAAGTCCCCGTTTATTACTCAGCAGCTTCTTCGGTTGCCTCTTCAGCAACTTCTGGAGCCTCTTCAGTCTCATCAGTTGTTTCTTCTACAACTTCTTCGACTTCTGGTGTCTCGTCAAACATAATTGTTTAGTTATTTTTTTAATCCTACACGCAAGGCGGCTAGTCCACCAGCACCCAGGAATACTTCTAATGAATTAGCTACAGGAGCGTCTAGAACCCCGTAGAATCGTAGAACTTCGATAACGATCAACAGTACACAAACAACATATGTTTTGTACCCATCTAGTCTGTCTATTAAAGCCATATTATTTTCTTAGTGAATTATACAACATGGTTATTAAAAATTCTGCTGTTACTTTTTCTTGAGGATCAGTCGTATCACACAGGTGGTTCTTCTTTGCCCAGTCCCAGGCTTCCTTAGCCCACACACTTGGTTTCCGTTCACTCACAGGTGGCCTATACAAACCTTCCTCATCATATCGTTCTAGCTCTCTAAATATCCAATCTTTCTTAATAGCTGATCCTGGACAAGTTTTAGCACTGAACTCAGAGTGAAACAAGATATCATCATTCCTCAACTTCAGTCGTTTCGTCAAGAACTTCAGTGCAGCAAAGGTATTATGTTTCGTCTTGCCTTCCCAACGCTCAGTATCATAGTTGCCTACTACCTCTATGCCAAGTGAATACCCTGTGAGACGCCCCCATTTGCTCCGTGTGCTGTTTCCCTTGCCTGCATGGGTTCCTACGTCATACATTGATGTAAAGAGCCATATACCGTCATCTGCAATAAAGATGTGTGGACCAGATTTCCAGCCCAATCTCTCATAATAACTTTTAATCCCATACAGTGTAACCGCACCTTTCCAATCTTCCCTAGTGGGTTTCCATGTATGGTGTAAAACAATCTTATCCGGTGGAATACTTCCAAAGTTAAACTTATCCACATACTCCTTGAACTCACCAACACTTAACTTCTGAGCAAGTATATTCATACCTTACGTTTAAGTAAATTACGAATAGATTTTTTCTTAGACTTCTTGTCTTCTTTGACCTCCTTGGTCGTATTGGTCGTAGTGGCCTTTAATATAATCTTACCCATATTATTCTATATCAGCATTATTTAATAATCCCTTAATGTAGGAAACGTCAGTACTAGTACCATTTGCAGTATTTTGAACACTCTTCACTTCATTATATAGAATACCCCACATGCCACCCACAATCAAAACTAACAAACAAACTATGGACCAGAATACAATCCAAGAAACCTTGCTCCCTAGCCGTTCGGTGATAGTATCAAGTCTTTCGCTGATAGTAATAAACTTCTTATCAGAAAAATCACAATGGTCATTTAACTTTTGTTCTAATACATGTAATTCAGGCATATGATCAAACTTTTAATAATTGGAGGCATTATATTTTTCGGATGGTATCTGATTAATAAACGATAACTACTTCTGTGCTTCTTTCCAGATTTGTTCTAGTTGGGATTTGGTTTTGATTACATCTTTGTCAAAAGCGACCTTTGTTCTTTGTGTTTGTATACCATCGAATCCAGCCTTTTTCAAAATATCATTTGGATTATTTGAAGCTCTTTTGAGGTCGCTATATAAAAGGTCTGTCCTGAACATTCTACTATCACCTATTTTCAACCCAGATATTTCTTTAATTTTTTCAAAATCATTTTTGCTAATGAAAAAAGAATCGTCTGCTTTACCTCCAACTACATCTATTTTAAATGGTTTTTTAAACTCTACCGTTGCCTCAACTAACTGTCCAAATTCTTTACCCCCTTGCCTAGCATATATCTCAGCTCTCTTTGGTTCTGTAGCAAAATAAAATCCATCTCCGTAAAGACCAGTTCCCTTGTCCTGTAATGCCTCTCCTGTTTTTCTTGTTGTCCCATGATACAAAGGCTTCCCCTGTGCCTCAACAAACTCATCAGCACTCTTAAACTTACGGGCTTCTTGAACCAAAGGCTTTATTTCAGTAGTAGTACCTTTTATTGACGTGCCCAGGTCATCGGCTTTTTTTGCTGGCGAGCCAAACAAAAGTTCACGTATACCACCACGTGCTTCAGGTAGAAACTTTAGATCATCTATTGCTTTCAAGTAATTAGCAACCGTTCCACTCTTAGATAGTTTGTTTAAGGTGAAGAACCATAGATTGCTTGGATTAGCAAAGGAAGGTAACAGGGTTACAATATCCCCAAGACCCAACATGTTCTGACGATCAGCTATAGGAACACGACGGATCAATGCCTGTTCAATAGGAATAAGCTCACTAAGTATCTTATTCATGTCTTTAAGTTCTTTAGGGGCAGCCCTTTCAATGGCTGCTCTTATTTGTGTATACATGATATTAGCTACGGCCTCACTTGCCTTAGACTCAGGATCACGAGCACCATATAACCACGCACCATGATTACCAACCGATCTTTTCCATGCCTGTGCATCAACCAAATTCATAACACCCTTACTGCTAATCTCATCTAACTGTGAGATTTCTTCTTTGAAGTTATTTAGCGAGCGTTTCATTCCTTCAATAGAACCAAAGTTCCTAAGTTTTCCAGACTCAACTTCCTTTTCAACATTTTTAATAATCTTTGCAACGTTTACACTTGCCTTAGACCCACCAACCAGATTAGACAATGCCTTAGATGCTTCTTGTATCTTCTGATGTGTTTTAAGTGCAGTAGTCTCAAGACTTCCACCAAGTTTGTACTTAAAGATATTATCTATCTTGAATCCATTTTTAAGATCCCTGGCAGTTGGTTTAATAATTTTAGTTTCAATTCCTTTAGCTAATCTTCCAGATAGTCCAGCTAATTTGTGTCCAACCAAACCACCTACAATAGGTATAGCGCCACCAAGAATGGCTGCACCAACAACACCCTTAAGATCTTCTGGCTTTCCACCAGACTGAATAGACTCAACACCAGCAAGTTCACCAGCACCAATAGCAGCACGTCCACCAATCTTTGCTGCACCAAGTCCTTTTCCAGTAAGCTTTGTTGCTCCCAAAAGGGCTTCTGTTCCTTTAATACCCTTACTGGCTAAACCAGCTGGGAAGAAGAATTCAGCTATTTGTTCAACTGCAAACCCAGCTTTTTCTGCAGGTGTCTGTGGTGTCCTTAATTCTTCTGGAACTAATTCTTCTGATGCTGCTCCAGTAAGTTCTGCCTCCTTAGGAAGGAAGGGTTTTGTTGCCAACTGAAGTCCACGTTCACCCAAAGCAGCTGCACCCGTGATTGAACTGATAATACCCTTCCCTGCTCCTGTGGCAAACTGCCCAAGAAGACCCTGATCTGTTGCACCTTTAGTTGTTTGTGTTGGTTGTTTCTGACTATTAACAAAGTCAGTAAATGATGATAATGCCATATTAGTTATTTGCTAAATAATCATTAAGGAGTTGTGCTATATCTTCTGCTGAGTAAGTACCAGACAACGACATGACCTCACCAACTAATTGACTAACGTCTTCCGTGGTCAATGAATATCCAGATGATGTGGTTCTACCAGTCAAAGTATTGGTCACACCCGATTCACTAATCTGCTGGTTCTGTTGTGACGGTAATCCCACAGGCGAGAACATATCTCCAAAGATATTATTAAAGTTCGTTTCACCCATCTGTCCTATATATAAACCAGCAACCTCATCTTGCATTGAATCAGTCAGGGCATCTAGGTTGGCACTGTTAACTTCCTGAATTTTATCACCACCAGGGAACATTTGCGCATACTGACGTTGCTCAACTTCGTTAAACTGTACACCAGTAGCAGCTCGACGGAAGGCAATCACATTGTTTGCAATCAGTGTTTGCAAGTATCGAACATCTGGATCTGCTGTTCTACCAACCCTAGCAAGGATATCGTCTTCTGTACCAAGTAGGAATCCAGTGTCAATTCCACGTTCTTCTAATGTGTCCAGATAACCACGAATAGTTTCTAATGAATTAAGCAACGTTTCTTTTGTCGTAATGTTATTCTTAGCATCAGCTGTCATCGTGTTCTTTGCGGTACTTAATAAGAAGTCTTGCATCAAAACCTCATTACCACTTGCAGTAATACTATCGAATGTTGTTTGAGTTGGGGTCTGTCTTGTACTAGGTAGGAAAGGCAACATAAAGCCAAGAGCATTATTATAATCCGTTTCTGCTTCACCCATTGTTCCATTAGCACCCACACCAAGGAAACCTGCTACTTGTTCTGGTGAATAGAATGATCCATCTGGCTTAGGCATTGTTACATCTACATGAACACCAGTAGGGCCAACGGTATCACCAGTGTTGCCCTGTGTTCCAATAGAAGTTCCAGGATTATAACTACCAGGACCAACGGATACTTCATCTAAGTGTGACAGCCACATCTCTTGTCCGTTTTCTACGTTACGTACCTTGACTTGATTTCCAAATCCGTTTGATTCAGCTTCTGATAAAACATCTGTTACTTCAAATGCAAACGGCAAAGTAATCGGAGCACCCAAACCACCACCCAACTGAATGTCTAATCCATGCTCCCAAAGATCTGATCCATAAGCAGTAATTGTTCCAGTTCCTAATGATGTGTCCACTGTTGATCCTTCTGGTACATCAAAGCTTAATCCTGTTAATGGCTCCATTGTTCCAGACTCAATATCTAATCGATATAGTTCACCATCGATTTCAACCTGTTGCCACTCAGGAACATCGTTAGCCTCACGATATAAGCTTCCAACAGATATCGCATCTTCGGTTGTCAGCTGTCCTGTTTCAAGCATTCTGCTAACAGCATCAGTTCCTAGCTGTGAAAGATCAATACCGCTTTCTATTAGTCCAGCTACAAGTGACTGACCAGCCCCAGTTCGTGTAGTTTCAGCCGCCAAGGTTTCTACTGTCTGACCAGTAAACGGATCAATCGTTAATCCCTGTTGACTAAGTAAATCAGTAAACAATCCAAACCTTGCTAGGTTACTGGCTTCCCTGGCAGAAGTTTCAGTGCTAATCATTGCTAATTCGTTTTGTAAGAGTGACCTAGAAGTAAGTAAATCCTTTAAGGCCTGTGCAATAGGTTCAGCTTCAGTAGCGGTCAATCTATTTAACTGACCCTGTGTGATACCAACACCCTCACTTCTTTCTAAGATGGTACTTTCTAATTCTCTAAGTGCTGTCTCCTGGGTCTGTATCCCTTCACCGACGGTAGTTAAAGCCTGCACGTTCTCACCTACATCTACACCATACTCACCAGCTACCTGCTGCAATGTCTGTTCCCTACTAGGAATCAAAGAAGTTGTATCAGTAGCTACTGGTGCTAATAAAGAAGAAACTTGACTTGGAATAGATGATGGGATTAAAGGTGCAGAACTAGTTGCCCCAGCAGTCCCTGAAGGAATCACACCACCAGTAGGCGGTAAACTAAACCCTTGCCCAAAAGCATCTTGTGCTGCTTGAGAACCAACTTCTACTACCATCGTTTCACCTGCCTCATTAACTAAAGTAGCCTGTTCACCCTCAGTGGTTGTAGTTGGATCAACAAGTGAATCTGGATCAAGCGCAGTCTGAATCGGAGCGTCTCCAGTAAGTTCATCTGGTGTAGCGACACGTGTATCAACCTGGGTTCCATCTGGTAGTGTATATGGTTCTATTACTTCTGATTCTAGTGGTTCAATAGCAAATACATCCGGTGCTCCGGTTAATTGTGGTGTACCACCAACCTTTAGCTGTGTCTGTCTAGCTAAGGCTTCTTGAATAGAACTAAAACCACCTTCAAGCGTTTCACCTGTACCAGCATTGGTAATACTATATGTTCCGTCATCAGACTGTTCTACTAAAGTAGCGTCACTTAGGTCTGTTCCAGTACCACCTGGTACACCAGAAGTTTCAGCAGGTTCTTGTCCCTCATAGAAACTATTAACAAAGTTACCTTGTGCGTCTCGTTGTAGATTAAATTCAGGAATTTTAACACCCAGTGTTTCTAAGAATGGACTGATGCTATTAAGAGCGTTTAGAGATGATTCAAGCTTCTCACTATGATCTTGATAACCTTCACCTTCTAAAACTTTTTGTGCTTCTTCTTCTGATACTCCAGAGAAGTCTGTTAAGTTAGCTACATTTTCTTGTTTATTGGTTAAATCATCAAGAAAATCATCCCAATTATCACCAGCTCTACTTAAAAAGCGGTCTCTTGTATAAGCTTGTTTAGCACCAGCTAACCACGCAATCGTTTGTTGAATAAGACGTTCTTCAGCAGGTATGCCTAAACTATGTAATGTTTCATCCATTAGAGCCCATGCGGCTTCATCCCTACCTTCATGAAAAAGGGCGTTTGTAGGTCCTGTAAGTGCATTATGATCACTAATCGAAAGACTGTATGAAACTCCCTGACTATCATTTCGATTGTGATAACCTGGTACACCACCTGTCCCACCTGGTTTTAAAGAATTTTCTATTATGCGTAATGCCTGTGCACCCCAAGTAGCGGGACTTGAATTTCCAAACCAACTGAATGAATCAGAACTATCACTCATGGTTTGAGCAAAGGCCTGTATCTCTTCAACAGTTTCTAAAT